TGCATGAGATGAACTTACAGCATATGATGACGAAACAGCTGATGTAGCATCTGAAGCCGTAACAGTTAAATCTGTTATTAAACTTCCACTTCCGTTTGTTAATTGTGACCCGGAGATTTGTACTAAACCTTCATACGAGTCTTTAATGTTTAATGGTCCTAAATTTCTTCCCATGGTTTAATTTATTTTATATCTGAAGCCCAAGCAAATTGTGGGTATCTTGAATCTGTTACTCTCCATCCGGCTTGTCTTGCTTCGGCAAAATGTGTTCCTCTATTGTTGTATTTAAATACTATTGGACTTTGATACTTATTACCATAATCTGGATATGTTTCGTATAAGAAGCTATTAGCATTTAATTCAGGATATACACCTTGATTTTCAATAATGTAGTTAGTTAGTCTCTCATTGTAATACTGCATTTTATTACTTACAGATTGACGTTTTACATCATATAAATCTTTATTTACTGTTTGACTATTTTCTCCTCCAGTAGCATTTAACAAACCATTATTACGAGGTCTGATGTATATTGCTTCTAAAGATTCATAATATGCCCCATACAGCAAGAAATCTTGTATATAGTCGTTTACTAACGTCTCATATGCAGGTGTATTCCATATTGGACCAGCATCAACCTGTGTTAGAAGTGATTGATATAATACGGTACCTATTGTTGCTTGTAAATAAATATCCTGTGCAGTTCTGATGCTATTTTTTATAAAAGCAGTATCTAATGCATCATTGATATCAGTAAACTCTCTTACTTTTGCTTCACTTATTAAAAATGTACTTGTCATAATTATATATGGTAAATTCCGTCTGTTTTAGTAGCAGCTTTGTTATCTGCTTCCTCTATTTTTCCTTCAAGTTCAGCATCGTCTCCAATCTGTGCTTCTTCAGCTGTTACTACATCAACTTTTTCCTCACCATCATTAAATAGTTTTAGTTGTTGAACACCTACTGTTATATCTTCTTCATTCGGATACATCATGTTTAACATTTCCTCAACTGACGATAATAATATTTGTTGGAATGGTCTGATAACTGTATTTAATAATAATAAATAAGCATCTGTAACTTCATCTCTACCACCTAACTGACCTGCAGTTTTAATACCTAAAATCATAGGTGAGGTAATACGATGTGCTGTTAATATTTTTTGTGTAGTTATTTCTGATAATGTCGTGTAATATCCATCGGCTCCGTTTTGAGGAATTGGAGTTATTACTGGTGCATTTTCTGGTGAATCAAGATCCATATACATTAATGAACCTGCATTATCAGTACCTGCATATTGTTCACGTAACATTGCTTCAATTTGCTGTCTTTGTTCAGGATTAGAATTTGTAAATGTTGTGATTGCAAGTGACGGTGCTAAACCGTTTTTAATATTGTTAAGATGGAAGTTATCTACTTCTTCATCTAAATCTATTACCCTTAAAGCACCTACATAATCAGGTAACGGGTAGTATTTTTGACCAGGAGCATATGGTTTGAACACATATATTTGCTTTGGCTCATCTTGTTTTTTATTTGGATCGTATGAAGGTAGATATGGTATATCATCTGGTACACTAGTAATAGAATATCTATATTTTTCTCCCCATTCATCTGAAATAAAATATCCTTCTATTTCTCCTCTATAATTCATTTGCTTAGCTCTTAACCAAGAAAAATCGATATGATAAATACCTGCTACTTTACTTCTATCTTTAGAGTAAATAACTTCGAAGGCATAACCTCCATATAGTTTAAAATCGGTAGCAAGTTTTCTAAAAACAGCATTCCATGATTCTTTTTGGTTTGCTTTTTCTAATACATAATCTGGTTCGGCTACTAAGCCTTCACCAACAATACCATTTACGATTGCATTAACACAAGTAGAATGTATTGAACTGTTATTATATAATTGAATTAAGTTATTTGGAAAGTCATTATATTCACCATATTTGATGAACTTATGAGACTCATTATGCCATACTCTTTCCGTCGGTAATGCTCTAGCAGCAAAATCCTTTTTTATATTCTTAAATGTAAATCCTTTATCCATTGTATGTTGTATATGTTCCGTTTTCATTTGGAGATATATATTGGGTTATTGTAACTTCATTTGAACCTGATACAAATGCTCTATCTGAATATATGAGTGTGCTTGGTAAAAATATACCTGCATCTTCCCACGTTTCATCATATGAATCAAAAGTTACATCTACTTCATCCCATATAGCATCATCCAATATACCTGTAAATACTCCTACATCATATTGACCTGTAGGAACTGGAACTGAAGACCCACTATTTTGTATTACTAACCAATTTCTATACTGATTAGGTGTTGAATAAGTTGATACCTCAAAATTAATGTTACTCCTATCATATGATTGAGATAGAACAACTACTAAGTTGTCATAATAACCTGATGACGTATCTACTGTTTCTAACCAAACAGCATTAGTATTAGTTGAATTCGATTTATTAAATTGAAGCATATTTCTTTATAAAAATAGGAATAGGGGTTACACATAGTAGTGCAACCCCTTTCCATAATTGTTTTATCCTAAGGTAATACCTGAAAGGATAGTTGTTAAATCTGAACCAGATATTGGTGAAGCTGGATCGGGCTCTTGCCCATTAAACGTAAGTTGGTAAGCATTTGCATCTCCAAAGGCAGTACCTGTCTGACCTTGACCTGCATTTAATGACAAACCATTTTCCTCTCCTAAGTAGAAGAATTTACCTACTCCATCAACTGAACCATTGTTTGTTTCAACAATCATCTTCAGTGTAACGTTCTTAGCTAATAATCGGATTTGATTACGAGTAGCTGATTGCATTTTATGGAATGAAGCATTCACTGTCTGATCGAAGAATACTGTACCATTTTCGGTTGAACCGTTAATAGTCTCTACGTAATCTCCTGTCTGACGTGTTAACTCAAACTTATAAAATGTACCACTACCACTAATCGAAGTGATTAAGCCTACATCACCTGAACCTGAAACAGAATCAACTGAACCAGATAGGATATAGATGTTTCTAATACCACCGGTATTATCACGACATCCTAACGTGAACCCTGAAGTTATATCACATGTACTCATAGTTGTTATTCTGTTAAAAGGTTAATATTATGCATTGTTACTAATCCAGAATTCCGGATAAGCTACGTTTACACCAAGTTTAGTTGCAATTCTGTGTCTTAATTGATCAGTATTGATATCATACCACAATTGGAATTCAGAAAAATCACTCATTAAATCTGTACCAGCAACGATCTGCTTAGCAGGTCCTAATACGATTCTATCTGTGTTAATACCTACTGTACCTACGATTTTCACGTTTGGTTGAAAAGGCATTCCGATTTCTAATAAACCACCTCTGTTTGTAATTGATACTGGATCAAAGTAGAAGTTGTTTGCAGTACGGATACTTGAGATAAACTGACGGAATTTACCTACACTCATAAAGAATGTTAGATCTTCTCTATCTGCTACATCTGCTGGTAATGCTTCAAGCATCAATTCTAAGTTAGCTAATGAAGCTGTAGTTGTTCCTGCAACGTTTGCTACATCTAATGCTGCATCTGCTGCTGAACCTGAACTCAATATTCTTAACAAACCTGAAGCCTCACAAGTTCCACCGAATGATGAATCTGATCCACTAATTTGTTGCCATAAAAATTGGTCATTTGCTTTTTGGAATTTGTTAACCAATAGATCTGAATAAGCACCTGCTAAAGCAAATGTTTCATTATATGATCCTGGTTCCAATGCTGAAATACCTAAGTATTTTTTGTCCATATCTTTAAGACATATTCCGTCTTGAGATGTACGAGGACATACTGTAATGTTTCTTTGAGTAAATGCTAATGAACCACTGAATACTGTGGAACAATTTGCATTTTGAATGTATAGGTCAACCTCCATAAGGTTGATTGGTTCTTGGTATTTAACTCCCTCTTGGATAGTTACATATTCCATAGTTGAACCACCATATACTGATTTTACAACTAGCTCTCCAGCTATTTCGTTGTTAAAATCTGCTAATGCTGTTACGTCTAAAGCCATAATAATTTTGTTTTATTTTTTGTTTTTTAATTCTTTAAGAGTCATTTTAATTCGATCGGCATTCAGGCTCTCTTCTACATTGAATGCTTTGAAACCACGTTTTGAGGTTTCTGTTTTTCTTGTTGATGGTAATGTAGGTTCTGCTGCTTCAAAAGCACTCATTTTGGACATTTCGTCTTCGAGTTCTTTCATCTTAGTCTTCATTTTACCCATTTCATCCTTTATTTCGGCTAATATGGTTTCAACGATTTCTTTAACGTCTACTTCAGCTTCTACTTTTACTTCAACTTCTTCTTCTATCATTTTTTCCTCTTCGGTTTCTTCTGCCATTTCAGTTTTAGCTTCTGCTTCTTCTGAAAGTGCTTTTTCACCATCGGCTCCTTTAATCTCAGTAACTACTGAATCCTTAGTTACAATCTCAGTACCATCAATCAAACGATGAGTTCCGTCAGGAGCATCTAATGTTTGCTTGTCTGCTGTTTCGACTGTTACTTTGTCTCCTACTTGTAATGAATCACCTGGGAACTTAATGACGAATGCTTTATTCTCATCTGCTATTTCACCGAATGTTTCTTTTGTAGTTACCTCAACCTCATTTGCTTCTACAAGGGAAAAATGACTTTTCACTAAATCTTTTAGATCACTACTTGTCATTTGTTGTTGTTTTGAAGTTATTATAAGTTAAGTTGGAGGTACAAAATATTTTTCGTACCTTACTGACAATAAATATATTACGTTTTTGAAATAAAAGTTATGAAGCAATGCAATAAATGTGGTATTGAAAAAGAAGAAAATGAATACTACATTAATGATAAGAAAAGAGGATATAGAAAATCTCAATGTAAATCATGTTTTAATGAATACCTGGGATATAGAAATAAATCTAAAAGGGGTGTATATGGGATATTTTCAGAAGAAAAATGTTTATATGTAGGTGAATCTTCTAGGTTAGATGAACGAGTTACTAAACACAGATCTTTAATTAAAAAATCCCATTCACGACAATACATGCCTGCACAGATTCAGTTATATGATTTTTTAGACCAATACAACAACGTAAAAGTTAAAATATTAGAGGAATGTAATAATCACAAAGAACGTGAACTACATTGGAATAATAAGTATCAACCTCTTTTTCTTAATTGTAAATAACAAACAGCAGTACGTTGTTTAACATCAGGAAATTCTGATTCCATCTCCTTCATACATCGTGATATAAAATCGTCTGTTGACTCTATTGGTAGTGGTTTACTTAAGGGCATATTATAATTTTTTACTGTATGAATCTAATTTCTCTACGAAATAACCTTCAATTGAGAATCCTTTTACTCTACCACTTTTGATATAATCATTCCATAGTTCATCGTCACTTATAGAATAGGCCCCATACCAATCTCCAACACCTGGTTCATAACCATAAAATGTGCTTTTATCTGCTTTAGGGTCTTTAACTAACCATGATTCAACTAATGTTATTCCCTCAGGTCTATTATTGTTGTTATGTTCTATGTTTACTGAATCCGTTAGTTTATCGGTCATTAATCTATAAGCTATTTTCTCTATTGTTTCAGCATCAAAATAAACAAAGTATACCTTACCTTCTTCATCTACACGTTTAATTAGCTTATTTGCTTTCATCAACGGGCCTACTAACATTTGTTTATCGTCTAAAGCAGCAAATGATTCTTCTTTAACTGTAGTATTTAATCCTGTTGTTTTACCTGTTTCAGCATCTATTGGTTTTGTAGATAATGATGAACCTAAACCAGGTGCATTAGCAGCTGCTCGTTTAGGATCTAAATTTGTCTTCTTAAACCACTGAGCATCCCACGTATGTCTACAATTGAAACTACCTCTCCATTTGAATATATCATAGAAACCAAATTCTCGGTTTTCATTTGATACTGATAGTTCATTTATATCTTCTTTTCTAAATAATAAGTTAGCACGTAACATATCACTGCAGAAATCTCTATTTTTACTATCTTGTGGTCCTCTATATTTGTATAATAATTTATAGGTTCCACGATCACCTACACTTCCTTTATCTGGACTTGACATAATACGAAATGCATGTTCTATCTCCGTGTTATATTGTGATTTAGGTATTTGAACATATCCCTCACGTGATAATGTGTCTTCAGTAATACCCACGTTATCTAACGATTGCAAAATAGCATCTTGTTTTTCCTGAGATAAATCACTTATATTATTCATTAACTCACCTGCTACACCTCTTTCAGTACCTTCATCTATTGCTGTTTCGTGTGACTTACAAGGCATATAACCAATAACATCTTTACCAACTAAATGTTCGTGATAACCTTCACAACCCATTTTTTTAGCAGCTGCCTTAGCTTCTTCGATTGTTTCATAAACAGCTACATTATCTATAGAACCGATTTGAGCCATTTCTTGTTTAATAAGTTCTTCAATGATTGTTTTTTCTGTATCATCAAACTCTTCACCTGCTTGTCTTAGTTTCTTTTCAGCCCAAGGTAATGCTGCTGGTCCTCCCCAGAGTAAATAACTAATGTAACCACATTTGTCATATGCTCCTCTATCACGTTGTAGTTCATAATTATCTTTTTGACGAATAAGAAATGCTCTCATACGACGAATAGTATCTAATGATAGATTTTCTCCGTTTGCTAACTGTTGAGCACGTACTTTACCCACTTGAGTAGCACATTTATTGCCACCTTCTTTATTACGTTTAATACCTTGCTTAGCTGCTTCAATAGCAGCTTTAGGATAATCATTGTATGTTTCAAATTCTTCTTTTGCAAACATGAAGAAATCTTCCTCAATAGCTGGTTGTTTTACTAATGCTACTGTATCAATACCACCTATCAGTGATTCTTCGTCTAATAATAGTTTTACGATTTTCATTATAATGTTCTTCTTTGATTTAATCTTGTATCTGCTTGTTGTCCACTTGTAACATCACCAGACAATACATATGCTTTTATTGGTTCGGAACCTGATGATAATTGAGGTGCTATAGTAGGTGTAAGACTACCTGCTGATGAACCATTAGGTATTGTAGTTGGACCTGGTGTAGCTCCTCCTCCACCACCACCTGAACCAGGTTGTGCTGAATTAATTTCTTGTAATGCTGATCTTGTACTTACTGCTAATGCTGCTATGTTTGCTGCTGCAAATATAGCTCCAAATGGTTGAGGTATAGATGTAGATGATTTAATAATACCAATACCTGCTTGTGCTGAATCTATTAATACGTTTGCTTTAGCTACTGCTTTACTTTCTCCAAATAAACCACCTATAGCATCTTGTATTGCATCAACTGAACCATTTATAGCTGCTTCCTTAGCTGCTGCTTCTTGTTGAGCAATAGTATCGTTAGCATCTTTAGTAGCTAGATTATCTGCTTCTATTTGATCATTTGCTGCTTTATTTGCTTCAACTATTTCTCCATTATAGAAATCTCTTATTTGTTGTTTTTCTTCCTCTGTAGCATTTAATGTATCAAGTTCTGCTAACGTACGTTGTTTTTCAAGTTCTAACTTAGCTGCTTCATCTGCTGCTGCTTCGTCTTCTGCCTTCATTTTGAACTCTAATGCTATATCGGCTAATGATTGTAGTCTATCAGTTTCACTATCTATAGCATCTTGTTTTTTCTTTGCTTCAGCTTCTACTCTTTCTTCCTCTACTTTATCAGCTGCTGCTTTTACTTCTGCTGCTTCTTTTTCCTTTAATGCTTTACGTTCGTTATATGCTTTTTGGTTTGCTTCTTTACGTGCTTTATTATCTGCTTCTCTTAGTTCTCGGGCTTGACGTACTACTGTTGCTTCAAAGATAGCTAATGCTTGAGTAGCATCCATTCTTTCTTCATCTGTTTTAGCAGCATTTTTACGTTGTGTTAATAACTCACGTTCTTTTTTAATTAGATCCTCTGTACTAGCACCTTGTGCTTTCATTAACTCTAACTGACGTGATGTTGTCTCAGCTAATTTACCCTGAGCATTAGTAAATTTCTCTGCTTCAGAAGCACCTAAACCTATTGCTTGAGCTACTTTACCTATTAGCTTTCCAAAGAATGAAAATGCTTTAGTTACTATCTCTACTTTATCTTTTAGGAATATTAATATACCAACAAATGCTGTAATACCTATAATAATTAAACCAACAGGTCCCATTGCTACTTTCTGTGCTATACCAAATGCTTTAGTTGCTATAGTAGCTATTTTTTGTCCTTTAGTTAATACTTTAAGACCCTCTCTTAAGTTAACAATACCATCGATTGTTCGTCTGGTACCATCAGCAAATGCTAAGGCACCAATAGCAGCACCTTCAAACTTATCTGCTTGTTCTTCCGTTAATGCTCCACTTAATAATAAACCACCAGCTAATGTTTCAATCGAACCACCTACTAAGTTAACAGCACCATCTAACACCTGCATTTGTGCTTGTTGTGTTTTAATAGATGCCTCAAATGCTTCATTTGCATCAGTAGCATTCTTGGTTGCTTTGGTATTATCGTCTAAAGCATCAGTTAACCCTTCAATGGACTTAATAGCCCCTTTATCATCAACTTCTATTACTATTTCTCTTTTTATTGCCATTATATTATTTTTGTTGTATGATTAACCATTCACCATTTATTATTTGTGCTGTTAAACCATCATATGGTGTTGATAGTGCTTTTTCAGCTGCACCATCTATTAATCCAGCTATTGGTGTTAGTGTTACTGTTTTAAATGCTGTTAAACTATTATCTGTAGTAAATCGTTGTTGTATACCATCGTATTGTAGGTTATTAGGATCATCAATGTAAACTACAGCATTACCATTTGCTCCGGTCCATTGGAAATGATGATGAAATGCTTGGTCAACACCTGAACCTGTTAAGTATGTTATTGTTGCTGGTCCTACTGGAACGTTAATGTATGTTTCTGTATATGAGCCTTGATGTTTAGCATTACCCAAAACTACCTTATTTGAATCATACTCAGTTATTTCTCTAACAGGATTTAATGCTATTAACCCACTACCTGTTGTTACTGAAAATGACTTTGATGATGGTGAAATAATATATAAATCTTCTACTGAACCAGTACCTATACCTCCTACGGTAACATTATTACCATATATGTGAATATTATTAGTTGCTTCAGTAATGGTATTATCATTACCTACAACAGATGAATTATTTGATATCCCTAATATTTGATTACCTGAACCTATAACATCTAAGTTATTTGCTCGTTCGTCAATATAATTAGCACCTACAACTCTTACTCCCTCACTTGGTATGTTTGTACGTTGTGGAATCCAATTAGCTTCATTGCTGCCACTATATACTTGGAATCCATCTTTAATACCTACTTCTAAAATACTCCCTGTGTAGACAGTACCATCTCCCCAACCCGTATATATTATACCACCACCTGTATGAACACCACCAGGTCCAACTACAACGTCCTTATAATCATTTGGATCAGTAGTATCATAAACTCGTCTACGTGGGAATCTTGATTTACGAGGTAGAGTCTTTAATAACTCAACTTTAGTTGATTGTGGTAGAGTTAAGTTAGCACCCATTATTTTATTTATACGATAGTAATGACCGTCTATAAAAATTGAATCGTTAAGGGCAATGCCTGCTATTTCATGTGGTTCTAAGTAAATATTACACGTTAATAAACGTGAATCTATGTCGTATAATTCATTGATATAGAATGACCAATATTCGTATACAGCATCTCTAATAGTCTGGGCATTAACAAATGACTGATGATACGACCAACTACCTCTATTACCGAAATGTAAATCTCGTGTTGTTAATCTATCTGCTGCTACTGCTTCATTATGATGAAACTGAGGGTATGATTCTTGTGTTTGTGTTACTCCTGCCTCATCTTCTAAATACCACTTATTTGTAGATGGAATACCTGATTTAATACCTCGTAAATCATCTATTGCTTTATAACCTACATAATGTAACAAACGTGGGTTAAATGAGTATGCTTGTTTTCTACCGTCTTCTTCCGTGAATATACGTGGTACAATGAATGAAGTGCTACCTGGTATGTATTTCATTGGTGTTGGTGAGAAATACGTTCCAATACGTCTCTCCCCAATTGCTACATCACTTTCACCTTGATATATTTGTTCACCATATATTTTACCTATGTTTTCTATTGAATATTGGTTAGCTGTATCTTCATCTGGTATATCACTAAAGATGATGTTTTTACTATTATTTTGTTGTGGGTGTCTTATTTCAAACTTAACCGATCTATCTACTTTATTCGTCCAATCAACTACAACACCTTTATCTACCCAATCATTAAATGTTTCTACTTGTAAGGTGTTTTTTTCCTCACTAAGTGGTTCAATTACTAAGTTAAACTTTTGTATTACCCCATTTAAGAACTCTAATACATTATCCTCCGGCATAAAGTTACCTCCAAGATTCACATTACCACCTATTAGTGTTTGTGGTCCTTGATACATTTGGAGATATGATGTAGTTTTTTCATTTGGTCCTATACCACCGGAAAATGCTAATACTGCTGAGTTATTAGAATGAAATAATGTTGCTTCTAAAGTAACTATATCATTTGCATCTAAAACTACGTTAGCAAAGTTAAAGTTTAATGTTGCCGTTTGTCCATCACTAAAGTTCCTTAGGTTATAATATACTGTTGGTACTGCCGATGGGCTACCATTAATGTATAAATCTAACTCTAATGTTTTTTGTTCATTAAATACATTACTTAATGAGAAATATAATGCTAACTGACCACTGAAACTATAAGGTCCATCTTCAGTTGTTCTAAAGTTGGGATTTAAAAACCCACCTGCATTATTGTATTCCTCAGTTGGAAATGTAACTGTAAATGGGAGACCATAGCTACCACTAAATGCTTGATCTTGTACAGGACCGTTCTTATAAGCATAAAATGATTGTGATATTGGATTTAACGTCGTTGCTCCTTTTTCACTATCCTTAGTTGCTAAAATATAAATCGAATCAGCATAAGCAGACTCGAATAATGATGATGTATAAGAATAACCTACTGTATCAAATATTTTATCTAATACTGTATTTAACCTAATAGCTGGTTTGAACTGATCCAACCTCATTGGAGTATTGCCGTTTGTAAATGTATTAGGATTACCACCACTTTCAAGTAACGACGATTGTGTATCTTTATCTTGATTGCCGTATTCTACGAGAGGATACACTACGTCACCTCCAAATAAGTTATTACCCCAAGATGAACTTACGTTAGTATAAGTTAAGTTATGGTTATATTCTGACCAATCTAAATCTCCAAACGTTAATGACTCAATAGCAAACTTAAAATCAACTGTTTCATTCGTTACAACTACATTATATAGTGTATCACCGTGTTGATTAGTAACTACGTTTTCTAAGTATAGTTTACCTGAGAATATTGCTTGTCCATTACTTAATACCTGACAAGGTTGTGTTTTAATAAATGATACTTCACCTGATGAACCTAAATCATATAAGTTACCAAAGTATTCATCATTTGTTTTTGTAGGTGGTAGGGCAAATGTTTGAGATGATATACCAAATACTTTACCTACATCACCTGATTCAATAGCAGAGATATCTAATAAGAAATCCTGCTCATTGTATACATCTAAATCGTATAATACTCCTTGTTCGTTTGTTGTTCTTAGTATCGTACTCATATATTATTGTCTACTATATTGTCCCACTGCATGCTTATAGTTAACTGCATATTGGAATGTTTTTTGTGATAAATCGTTTGTACGTTCTGTTATAGAAGCATCTGAAATGATTACTGGAATCCATCCATAACTATCTTCATAATAATAAACATCAGCTGAATAGAACATCTCACGTAAGTTATCAGCATCAGTTTGTGTTAACCAATCACTATTTGCTTGACGTTGTTTTGTTACGTCATTATAATGGTTGTTTCTACCTCGTCTTGTTTGATCATATGGTACAGTATTTCCTGTAGTTGAATAATTAACAAACGTTTGTGTGTATTCTTTTCTATCAATAGTAGATGTTCTGTTATTTGCTTTTATAAAGTTATAATAATCCCAAACACCATAAATATTTTTCCAAGCAAACCGTTGTGGGGTAAATCCTGAACAATCACCTATGTTAAAT